TGGATTTCCGTCTTTATCAAAGGAGGGTATAATAATTCTTCCCATAAAATCACCTTGGTCACAGAATCCTATTTTATATTTTTCTATAATTTCTTGACTGATGTTTCGTTCTTTAAGGTAATTGATTGCTTGTTTGTAAACAGGATAAACCGGGTTTGAGTCCTTGAATTGTGTATAACCTTCGGGTAATCTGAACTTCGGTTTTTTTGGTTCTTGTTTTTTCTCTTCTTCGGGTTTGAATAAAGAGTAAATTTTCTTTTGTTTTTTGGTTCCAAACTCATCAATGAGTTTTCCAAGTGCTCCGTGAGTTCCGTTAGAGTCTCCACAGGCCCAACACTTATAAACATGTTTGAATACGTTGACCTCCAAGTTACCTTTGTTTTGGGCTTGGTCACAGTAGGGGCAGTTAAAGGAATATTGTCCCTTACTTTCGTAGTGGAGTTTTTCTTTACCCAAGAACCCTCTAACGATATCTACAACTATTTCTTGTTCGTCTTGCACAAATACAAATATACAATAAAAATTAAACCCAATCAATATTCACAAGTTTTTGGTACCTGTTATATTTATAATCATAAGTTTAAAATATGCCAACAAATATTGTTATTAGTGGTGTTACCGGACAATCTCCCTATAATGTGTATGTATGTGATGATAATGTTACAAATTGTACTTGGGTTTCTCAATTTACAAGTGGGCAAATTCCTTACAGTTTTGAATTACCCTACATATACCTTAGTTTATCGGATTTTGCGGTCAAAATTATTGACTCCAACGGGTGTTCAGTAACTAAACTAAGTGGTTCAACTTATCCTGAATGTTAAAAATATGAGTAGTAGTCATTGTAGTAGTTCAATAACAAATTGGTCCTTAGCAAATGATGGTTCCGGTGATTATACAGGGACCTCAGCATCAACAACATTTATATGTTTCAATTCTGCGTCAGTATTTTATGTAAATGGTGCAAAAATAGGATACTTCAATCCTAATACCGATTATCAAATTGATATTAGTTCTATATTAGGTGGTGATGTCAGCGAGGTTGCAAATACCCTGAACAAAATTTGGGTCTACACAGGTGGTACTGACTTAGTTGAATTTGATTTAGAACTGTCTCCTATTTTATTTACTGGACTTTTTTCAGATTTTCCCGCTACAACTTTTAATAGACTTTTAACATCAAGTGGTGTTACAGCATTTGAAGGTTTAGGTGCCTTGGATAATACTACGTTGGTCGGTGGTTCGGGTTCAACAATTTACTTACATACTATCACAGGTTCAGGTTTTACAAGTGAATTATTATTTACATTACCTGAATCAAGAACAATAAATGATATATCATACAATTCACTTAAAAACACATTTGTTGTGGCTTGTATGAAAGCCGATAAAACTTTAAATTATATATCTGAATTCACAACCGGTGGAACATTAGTTAATGATTTTTCTTTTGATAACACGACTTATACAGAAATATTAAGTACTGTTGAATATTCGGGTAAAACCTATTTTATGGGTTTGGATAATATTGGTCCGAATACTATAGAGGTCGAGGTTGACATATTTAATACTGGTTTCACAAATGGTTTTGATTTCGGAAACTCGAGTTACACCGGATTCAGTCAATCACCAGGTTCTATCACATCATTCTTTAACTATTCGGCTGCCAGTTATTGTTTATCTACAGGATATTTTTCAACATCACAATATGACGGAAATTACACATCAGGTGGTACATACGATGGTTACACTGTGTACGTTGGAGATAACGGTGGTGTGATTTACTATAACACGGGTCAAACAAGATGGTGTTTATCCACATCAATTGGTGGTACATGTATTTTGTTTGGTGGTAATAGATGTTCTAGTTCAACTCCAAACTTAGCAAATGAGTTTTTTGTTAATAACATTTGTCCTACCCCAACTCCATCACCAACAAGTGATTGTAGTATTTTAGACATTCAAGCATATTTTGATTGTGACATTGCTCCACCAACACCATCTATTACTCCAACAATGACGGTAACACCAACATCGGGTTATACCGCACCAACATCAACCCCAACAATGACACCTAGCCCAACTCCTTCAGGAAATGTTTGTCAGGTTGTCAACTTTTGTTTTGGAGTTCAGAATGTCAGTCCCACACCATCACCAACACCAACTATAACACCAAGTAACGCACCGGGTTTGAATACTGACGCATCAGGTGTTGTAACATTCACAACAATAAATGGTGAGGTAGTTTGTCCACCCGCTCAAATAGGGTAGTTATTTCCAAAGTTCTTCTTGTTTCATATAACCCAAACAACAGGTATATGCGTCTGACATGTCGAAATTTTCTTTCTTAAGTGTTTGATTTTTTGTATACTGCCATTTGATTTGTGGTTCTTTTTTCGCCACCAAATCCCAAATAATCATTTTTTTATCTATGTCTTTTGGCAATCCACCAAACAATACAAATTTACCTTTATCATTTTCTTTAACTAACTCCGGAAAAGCAAATTTTCTTGAATTGTAGGTTGAGATGTACTCGGGCACGATACCAAGTATGTCATAAATCTCTTTAGATATAAGGGTGTTAAATCTCATAAGAGTTTGGATAGTATAAACATTATTTGAATTCAAAAGAGGTTCTTCGATTATAACTTTTGTTATACCTAAATTTTTATATTGAATTAGTTTTTGTTTGAATGTTTCTGCCTTTAAAAACAACTCCTTCATTTTATTTTCTTCCTTAAGTTTTGCTATAGGGGAAATGTGAGTTAGTTCTAATAATTCTTCAGTCATCATATCGAACAGAGCCCATCCAATTGTTTTTGTACTAACATCTAAACCTAATACTTTCGGGTTGTTTTTGATTTGTTGTTTTGCCATATAATAACTATGGTAATATAAACAATTGAATTGTAAATAATTGGGTTAGAAATCGAGTTTGACAAGGAATTGTTGAATACTTTGCCTTTGTATTGGTGATTGTAATTTTGAAATCGCCATTAGATTCCTATTATCATCAAACAATCCAATCTCGGTCACGTATGAAGTAGTTCCTGCAGACCATGTAGGATTAGAAGTAAATGTGAATTCATTTTGACTTAAATTACATAGGTATCTCATCTCATATATTGTTGCCTGAATTTCTGTCTCTACATTTCCATAAAAGAAATATTCGTCTCCAAAATTTAGTGTATTACCAGTTTGACCTACACTTGTTAAATCTATATATGAACTTAAATCATAAGTACCTGCGGCATTATATAGAGCGTCGGTGATAACAAATGTAGTGGCAGTCAGTTGATTCAAAGTAAATGCGGACATTTGTGATGTTACATCTATTATTCTCCAATCACTCGAATTAGGTCTTGTATCACCACTAACTTTTTGACAGATTATTTGGAAAGAGTCATAAAGTGAAGTACTTGGTAAACAACCGAATTCGTTTCCAAAACTTAATGAAACATTTTGTGATACAGTTGTACATCCGGTATTAGGTCCTTGAACTTTTTGATAATAATTACAATGTAGTGAATTTGTAAATTCTAAATTGGTACTGAACCGGTAAGTAACATACATATATTGATTATTGTTGGTCAGTACACCAGGTTCTGAACCATCAGGGGTTATTGAGGAGATTCTCGGAGCCGGTAATGTCCAATTCCTGTTTGATTTATAAGACATTGCCGCGATTATTTCCTCGTCATCGATTACTATTGTATGAATGTCAGGGAAAACCTTTCCTATTCTACTTGGATTACCGTCAGGATTAGGATAAGTATCCCATAGATGATAATACCTGTGACCAGGTATGTTCATATCGATGTTCAAATTGGATGTTAGATAATGTTCTTGAAACAAGTCTTGCTCATCAAACCCCTCAGGGTCGACATAGAAGGTTTGACCTGAACAACAAACACCACTAGACTTATGCCATTGTAATGTTGGTATATGAAGTCTGAAGTTTCTAGCCATACCAACCGTATTTGTTATATTTTCCGCATCATACGGTTGTAACGCGAACTTTTCACCATAAACAAAATCTATCGTATTATTCGTGTAATGAATTATCGCTACCGCTTTTTGGTCTTTTCCTGGTACTATAATTTGGTCACCTAATGAATTATAATAATATACTGAACTACTATCTGTTTGTCCTTGACTATTACTATATCCAAAGTATTCTTTACTACCCAAATAATTTACTGAACCAAAAAGACTATAATCTTGATGTGTAGAACCATTCAGACCTGCAGGGTTTTCGCTCCAAGGTATGTTCATATTCCAAACATTTACATTAAACATATCTATGTCACATACTGATTGAAAATTCAATACGTCTTGATTCCAATGTGGTTCAGGTGTTGCACTATCATAAAAATTAGTCATCCCTGATGGATATACCAATATTCTCGCATTTCCTATTGAACCTATATGGAGGTAGTCAACTACATCTCTATCTAAAGTTAATGTTGAGCCGGCAACACTAACTACTCGATAAGTCAAAATAGGATTGCAACTTTGGAATCCCAACAAACAATTTCTGTCGGTTGGTGGGACCGGTGGGCAAGGATTATATGGTGAATATGGTGGGGAACAGGTACCTGAACTCGGTGTGTATATACAACTACAGGAAGTATCTGTTTGATAATAAATCGTTATGAAATCTCCAGCCGAAAAAGTATAAGTCGAAGCGGTATTACAAACGTTTTCTGTTACAGTAATAGTGTTTTGATTGAAACTTAAAGTACTAATGTCAACTTCATAATTTGGTGTTTTGACATATTCACTACCTGTCCTTGCGTACCAATTTGTGGGTAGTGTTGTTGTATCAGCACTAAAAAAACCTCTCATGGGTGCCACATTGAATACGTCTGACACAACTGAATCCATAAAAGGAATACCATAGGTTGAGCCTGATGAACCATCCACATAATATGGATATTTTATATTTTGAACGTTAGCGGATGGTACTGGAGCGCTATTTGCCGAATTGAAAGATGGCTCTAAAATTACTGTATTGGTTTGATTAAAATTAGTGATTGCGTTATATGAAACTTCGCTGTCCCCGACTTGGAAATAACTTATTTTGAAATTTCCTTGAGACATCTTTTCTCTCCCTGTATCGGTAATTCTTGTGTTAATTAACCCCGAAGTATTTTTTAATATATAAGCCATTTAATATAAATATGTCATTTTAGTTTTTATTATCTACCGTAAGTGGAAGTTGTATTAACAGTTGGTAAAGAACCATTTATATTACAACAACTACAACCAGTAATCTGTGGATTACTTAATGAAAAACTATCTTGAGATGTGAACACACAAATTATCGGTGTGATTGTTTTATTAAGTTGTATTTGTACTGACCCAGTCACAACATCAGTACCTGTTATTGTAATCGGTTGGAATGTCCTTGTTGTTGCCGTTGTATAAATCAAACCAGAACCACACTGAGGAACTGCGGACGTTGTTGATGTCGTTATGTTATCATTAAAAGTCAAACTTTGAGTTACTCCATTTTTCTTGATATTAATCACTTTAACAACTGAACCTCCACCTGGTGTAGTTATATTGAAAATATTAGTTTGATTAATCACAAATGAAATTTGTGTTCCAGTTGGTAGTGACGTAACTTGGTTACCGTTTTCATCACGAACTATAACAGTGAAGTTTAATATTTTGGAATTCGACCCCTGATTGATAATATTGGAGTTCATATCCAATGTATAGTTTGTTGATTGTCCTGCAACTGGAATCGTAGCGACTTGAGTAAGGGTTGTTGGGCCTCCGTCCTGTACCCAAATATTATAATTCCCGCTAGATAAATTGTTAAAGAAAGGATTAGATTGTGTTGTAATTCCACCGTTGATAGAATATAATACAGGTGATTGAGCATTTAAGGTATTAATATATATAGAACCCGTATTTGGTTGATTTTCACAAACAGGTGCTTGTATGTTTGGTGAACCCAATGTCATTGTAATATTTCCACACACACCATTTGTCATAACTGCGGTTCCCGCGGCTCCTATCAGTTGGAATGTCCCTAATGGCGGTGAAGAAGGATTTTGGTTTAAAAATAAGACCGAAATTCCACTTATTGGTATGGTCACTTGCCACGAAGGAGTTGGAGTTAATTGCCAGCTTAGTTGATAGGCCCCAAAAGTCCATGTAAATTTCCCGTTAATTTTAGTATTTGATGGTGTGAAATTATATGTTGTGGTTTGTCCACCCTTAGTCACTTGTAAACACAAAAATGTTGTGTTAGAGGCGGGAGCAGATGGGGTCATTGTTGGTGTAACAGATGGTGTGGGTGTTGGTGGTGCTAAAGTACACACTGTTGTTGCGGTATAATCAGGACCACCTCCTGGCCAACTATAGTCTGTTACTGTAACACTATATGAAAGACCAGGTACGGCATTTGATAAAACAGGTCCTTGGAATCCGTTCGCCCAAACTATCTTGTAGGGAGGAGTTCCACCTGTGACATTTATTGTTATTGTAGATGCGGTAATGTTCGGTAAACATTCTATTCCCATAGGAAATTTAGTAACAACATCACACTCACTTGTTGCAGTAATCCTAATACATGGATTAGTATTTATACAACTTGCACAACTCGCGAAATTAGTCAGGGTAGAACCAACAGACGAGTAAGTAGGAGCACCGGGTAAAACAGTTGATACTACTTCTGAACAACCCGTGAAGTAGTTAGGTATTTGTGTGTAGTAAACGTTTCCTAAAGGAAGCGAGGCACCTAAACCGGTTAGAATAAATGTGACACTACTATCACAACAGGATTTTAAATAAGATGTTGCCATTAAAAATAACTTTTAAACAAAAAAATAATTCTGTTTTGTCAGTTATAAATATTTGAATACCTATTTTATCTAATATGGTTTATTAAAAACCTAACAAGGATTGACCTCGGTACAGTCATCACAACTGTTCATAGTAGGAAATGGAAAAACAGGTGAAGAACTTGTATTAGTTATATTACTCCAATCGGATTGTGTGTATGTTTGGTCTGGGGTTTCATAATTACTAATCACAACCGTACAACCAGTATATCCGGTTCCTGTCCCTGTTCCTGATGGAGGTATTTGAACATACCAAGATATGTTGGGGTCAAAGGTAGACTGAAATGTTTCATCAAATGTGAATGTATAATTACTACAACATGCACTAAAATATGAGGGTGCAACGGTATCATAACATTCTTGACAAGTGGAATATGGTAAACCATTAACTGTTAAAACTTCACCCACCTCATTTGTAAATTGATATCCTGAAAAATACCAACATTCAGGATATTCCAATAATGAAACCACACTTCCGAAAGTCAAAAATGGATTTGTTTCGGTATATTTACATATACTTAAGTCACTACATTTACAAAATGTAAATAACACATTTCCAAAGTAGGAACAGACAACTTCAACATTTTTTTCACAAGGAACATTTGTTTCTATAATCTTTAAAGAAACTGAGGGAGCGCCGCTAAAAAAATCAGGTAATTGTATTACATCAATCGGTGGTACATTAGAAGTTATCGTCTCTACCAATTGACAATTATTACCTAAAGCATCACATATGTAAATTAAATATGGGGGTGTTAGACCTGTTATTGATGATATAACTATATTTTGCATTTTCTAACAACTTTCACAATCTATGTCGTAAACAATTTTTAATTGTACCACTATATTTTGGTTTGCAAGACCGTTAGTTGATTCTTCACAATCCGTATCAACCGTTATTGTATTATCATTTGTGTTAATAGTCACAGTTCCGACACCTGTAACACCACTTAGTAAAGTTTGTACTGTAGACGCCCATAAAGATTCACTCGGTACTGTATTTAATGTTGTTGCAGTATAGAATGATTGAGTAAACGCACTTCCAGCAACAGTAGTTACTGCAGAGAAAATTGCCGAATTCATCAAACAATTAGTACAACCTGATGTTAAATCTATATATCCTTCAACCAACATTTTTCCAAGTGTTCTTTCAGTCAATTCATCTGTTGATGCTATTGTACTATCGCATATGTTGAAGACTGAAAAATTCGATGCAACATAATTGCCTTGTAAGGTTACAGAATTAGATAAAACACAACCTGCCGAATCTTGAACTGTGAGGGTATAAGTACCCGCCGAGAGGTTTGTAACTGTAGTTCCTGTTTGATTATTTACATTTGATGACCATGTAAGTGTAAAGGGAGGTGTACCTTGGAATATATTAGCAAGTATTTGACCATTTGAACCTGTTGTTGAGTCTGTTGGTATCAAAATAAAGTATACGTTTTCACTATCATCTATATCGAAGTATACGTATTCTTCACAACCTTTACTATCCTCAACTAATCCTATATAAGACCCGCTTGCCAAATTATTAAATGTAAAGGAACTTAAAGATGTGTTGGATGAGGATTGATTGTTGTTACCTAAATTATCTTGAATTGAGAATATAAATGGGGCTGTTCCGCCTGTTGACTTAGTAATTGTAATTGCACCATTATTGTTGCCACAGGTTGTTCCAGTAATTGATGTTGTAATCGTGAATAAAGACTGACTTGATAAGTCATAAACATTTGTGTATGTACAAACTCCGTCAGTTATCGTAAGTAAATAATTTTGTGGACTTAAATTATTAAATGTTCTCTCTAATGAACCTGAATAAGTTTGTACAGAGCCGTTTGCTCCACTGAGTATATACGTATAAGTGGCACTAGCATTACCTACAATAGTTGCGGTCAAGGAACCATTTGAATTTCCACAGGTCGGAGGTGTTGTATTTATACTCCTAATCGCAAAACTATTAGATTGATTTACTTGAGTCGTTTCATTATCAGAACATAAGGCGGCATCCGTAACAAATACTTGGTAAAAACCACCAGGTAAATTATTGAACGTATATGTTTGAGAGTAACTTATATCTGTAAATGGTAAAGATGGTATACTATATCTGTAAGGACCTGTACCATTAATTACCGTTACTGTTATTGAACCATTAGTGTCAAAACAAGTCGGAGGACTAGAACTTACTGTCGCAATGGATACTGGTTGTTTTTCTATTACTTCTACGGTTGTGGATAATTCACATCCTTTGGAATCGGTAATAAGAACTGAATAAAATCCCGCCGTAAGTCCAGTAATAGAACTTCCCGTCAAACTTTGTCCCGTATCTATCAAATACTGTGGACTTGTAACTCCTTGCCACAAATATGTATAAGGTGGAGTACCTGTCAAACCTGTCACCAATATCTTACCAACACCTGTTGCCACATTTCCACAATCAGCATCATTTACTACGTAAGTACCATAGTTAATTCCGACTGATGATTGTATTATTACGTTTTCACTTCTTCCTGTACAACCACCTCCGTCGTCAGCAATTACGTAATATATACCATAAGGTAGATTTTCAAACACAAATACATCGGAATCTAAAACTTCTAATCTGATGAGGTCAGGGTCTGATGGTTCGTTAGGTGGTGTTTCTACAGGAGTGACTCTGTTATTATTATTTTCTAAATATAGTCTATATGTTACAGTACCATTAGTATTTGCAACCGTAGCCTCTAATGAACCATTATCTTGACCACAACTCGTATTCACAACATTACCTATGTTTACACAAGATGTACCTGATGAAACCGTTATACTTATAGTTTGTCTGTTATTTTCAGTCGTTACGGTGGGACTTCCACAACTATCGTTGACAGTAAATACATAAGTTCCAGCCGGAACCCCAACATATGTATATGAACCATTATAAATCGGAGTCTCAACTTGTGGTCCACCGATACCTGGTGGGTATGGGTTTGGTAACAACCAAGTTATACTCATAGGTTCAGAGGTCGAGGATAAATAAAGTGTAAAACCTCCTGAACCGTTATTTTCACAGTCCCCTGTTACTGAAAATTGATTAAAACTATATGAACAAGGCATCTATTATACGCAAGTTATTGAGAAATCTATTCCCACATTTATTTTGAATTCTGAATTCAGATTCAACCCATCACAAGTAATAGTATACACTGTTACTTGATTACCTGAAATAATATAGTCTAATCCGTAAGAAAATAAATTATCTAATTGAGTTTCTAAAGATGACAACCATAAAGATGCACTTGGATAACTTATATTTGGAAAGTTAAGACCTAAACCTGTAAAGAAATTGTGATTAATGATTGTAGAACCACCTAAACTAATATTAACATACCAGTTGGATTGTAGTGAGTTAACATCACATAAAGGATTATTTGTATATGAATTAACCACCTGATTTAATACCTCACCGAAATTGCTCTGAATTGTTAGATTTGATGTCCAAGGATATATATCACATATTGTTGATGCTTGTGGACAATCTATTGTCAAAATAGGTCCAATTAAAGTACATGGATTACATGGTACAGGTATAATTTGACAACCTCTTTGTCTTCTCCACACAAATTTTTGTCTGTGAAATGCTGAGTTTTCAAATCTTGTTCCTGTATTCCACAAAGTGGTTGCTGGTACCATTTGTTCCACAAGTCTTATCCAATAATCACCCAAACCTCTTACATAATCAATCATTTTTTGATAGGTAAATAAACTATCGGGTATATTAGCAAAGTCTATAGATTTAAGGTATTTCCAATAAACTGATTCTAATGTGGGATATCCACCAGTTTTACCATTTGTAATATATTGTCTATCTCTAACATTTATCATGTTTTGCCAAAATGTCTGAGCAAACTCAAAAAACGTTTTGTCAATTGGATTTGGGTCAATTAGAGTTTTATCCAAAATTGTGGGGTTAAGATATGTAGGACAATAACAGTTACCACTTATTGAATAACCACTAAATGTGATTGGATAGTTATAATTAAGGGATAAATACCAAACATCATAATTTAAGGCCTGTCCAGGGTTTAAAAAAACGTCAACATTTTTTGCATTAAGAACTAATTTTTCTTCATCAACAAAATAAAATGAATTGTTACCGTCAGTATTTCTTCTTAATCCTGTTTCACTATCTACCCAACTTTTTTTATTATCCTTAACTCTTGATATCGAAAACCCTAAATCAGTATAAGGAAAGTCTCTGAATCTATCAAAGTATTTTTGACCATAAGAGAAATTTTCTAATCGTGTCTGTATATTTGGATTAGCACCTGTAAAGGTACTCGAGGTTGAATCGAAAACTTCGTTTGACCTATGTTGTGGGGTTCTTTCGAACCAACCAGCACCTTGTTGGAAGTAGAAATTTTCTGTGTCCTCAGGTGCTTTGGGGTATCCTTCATCATCGACAGGAAAATCGTCCCTTCCCAGGTTAACATCTTCAATTGTTGTTTGAATTGTAAAACCTGTAAATTCTCGACCCAAAATCCTAAATGTATTACTTGGTTCCAAAACAGGTAAATCAACGGCATATGTACCGCCTTCGATTTGAGCAAATTGCTCATTGAATTGAGACATATTAATTTTTTGGTCCGCAACATAGATGTATTCATTAAAATCAACTAAAGCCTCGGGGGCTCCTACTAATCTCAATAAATTTTGTATTGAACTTCTAGTTCCTTTGGATTTGAAAAGATATGCTGAATTTAAAATTAAATTTCTGTAAAACTGATAATTAATTTCATCAGGCGTTTGAGATGTTGGTTTACCGGCAAATTGACTCGGAGTATTGTTATTGAAGACCGAATCCAAAAAATTTTCGTTAGTGATTGGAGATATTGGTGACGACCAACCGAGGGTTTGAGATAAATTTTTTAATAATTGGGATGGTATATCATTTTGAATATTATAATTTACAGAATTCATGTAAGCAAGAGCGTCTATGAATTTTTTTACTTGGTCAAAACTCCTACCATAAATTTGTAAAATTTTTGTAATTTTTTGGTCGTCCGTATCGAAGTCTTTAAATGCTCCTGTAGTTAGAAATCTTACAATTAAATCCGTCCTGAATCGGTCGAAGTTTTCACAAATGTCATTTAATTTTTCAGCGTAAATTGTAAAGTTAGATGTAAATATATCAATATTCCAAGGACCATATAAAGGCCAAGTCACACTGTCAGTTGTGATAAATGGAATTCCCGCCTCTGTTTCTTTGACAACTGTAAAATAAGCGGTGTAAATTGGGAAATTTTTTCTATTCAATATAAATTTTTCGACCTCATCAAAATCTTGGTTAAAAACCATCTCAGTGGTCATGGGATTAAGTCTTATAGTCAAATCCGAGTATGAGATGGTTTGACCTGAAAATGGGTCACCAACAACTGAAAGTGTTAAAGTTCCAGCAGAAATACTTTGAGTGGGGGTTAAAAAGGAAACACTATAATTATTACCATTCAGATATAAACTATATGAATTAGCATTTGTAACCATATCTCTATACTTAGAGATTGGATATTCACTCAGTGTTAGGTTCCTTGCCGCGTTTATTGAAAAATCGATTCCGAAAGGATTAACGATGTTATCTACATTTATAGAGAATGTTGTTTGATTATTTACCTCATCAAAAACTATATTTGTTGCTGTCGAACCAGTCAAATAATTTTTCTGTTGGAAGAAAATATCGATGGATGCGGGAAAGAAATTAATTATTTTTGTAAGGGAAACGGCCATTCTTTTTACTAATGAACCATATTGTGAAAAAGAAGTAACCTTACTCAAATCAAAATTTGGGTAGACCTGAAAGTTTTTTTCAATGATTGCTTTTGACTCCTCAACTGAAGTAATCCCTATAGAATCTAATGTAATTGGTTCTGAAAAAGTACCTATAACAAAATCTCTGTTCGATTTTTCTGTGATAGATACTGTAAAATTAAAATTACCTTGAGTTAAACCGCCCCCGTCAACAATTTGAAAACCTACCAAATTGTCAGAAAAAGTGTTGTCTGCAGTTGCTTGTTGTGGGGGGCAAGTATATTTTTTAGCCATTACTCAGTAATATTTGTAAAGTTTTTACTATAATCTATGTTATCACCTCTGTCTTGTCTTACCTCATACAATAAACTATTGAATTCATCTCTGATTTCATATAAGTTGTATTGTCTAAATATGTTATTATCACCATCATACATAGTATAGATACCATCCTCGATTGATTTGGTTTGGTTTCCTAAAAGAGCAATCGCTAATGTGGATGTATCATTTTCTACTATTTCTACCTCAATACTTATCGGATTGAAATAAGTATTAGTGATAATTACATTCTGTGCGGGTTGACCTATAAAAGGTGTGGCATTTGGTTTATTGCTAGGCGCTGATGACGGAGATAATGTACAAAACAAAAGGTTTGTCGCACCGTCCACATATCTATATCTTATCGCTTTTTGAGAACTGTTTGTTTGGTTTTCTAAAACAGGTTCACAAAAAAAAGAGGATGTGATAATTCTAAAAAAATTAGGTATTTTGGAACCATCCGCATTGAGATATTCGATTCTAAAACCTACCAATCCTTGAGCGACAAATTTATTTTTGAATTGTGTTGGTACACCTTCAATGTTAAAAATTAAACCTTTAACATTTGGTAATGCTGACAACACCCCGCAGTCAGTTATGGATGTTCTTATTTGTGCTGGTCTTATGTATATGTTATAAATACCCAGTGCATTGAATTGGTCCGCAGGTAACTTAAGGTTGTACAAACCACCAAGAATTTCTACATCAGCATTTCCTCCTGTATTGGAATTATTGAAATAAGGTGTTAATACATCCAATGGGTTTAGGGTTGTTAATACAAAATTGTCTGTAGAATCTCTACTTTCCGTATAGTTAAGAATTATTTCCACGTCCTCGGGTGAGACATCGGCTGGTCTTATGGTTCCGTAACTTCCTGTTGCCATATTAATTTTTTATATAAATAGTTATGATTGATTTTTTTCGACTTTAAAAAAACCATATCCATATGATACTAATCCCCCTAAAGTTGATACTTCGTTTAGTCTTCTGACTTTTTCGAAAGGAGAAACTTTTCCCCTTTCTATATAAACGTTCGAAAATATTTCAGGTTGGTCGACTACATTAAGTAGATATTCTTCTTTCGTAATCGCAGTGAGTATCAAGTTGTTTTGTGTAAGTCCAGATGATTCTACTACATATACTGTAGTTCCATCGGTGTAATCAAAATAGTCTATCCCATTCAATGTGTATGCCACCGCTAATCCATCAGGTGTTTCCCCTCTATATATACCGACACTATTACTAGCACCTGTTATGCTTTGGTTTAACTTGAAGGATTTTCCGTTCCTTATTTCATTACCTTTGTACTGAGCTAAGTCATTGATACTCGATTTTGTATAACCTGAAATATAGAAAGGTATTGTTGTAAATTCATTAATTAAATAATCTTCTAAGTTGGGATTGGAGTCTCCAGAAAATATGTAATCGTAGGATATTGGTATACCTGACCAACTACCTCCTTGTGGTATGAAGTACGCAGTGCCGTTGGGGTTGGGTATGGTTGTTCCTGTAAAAGGTACATATACATACTTCTCTACAACAGATATTCCAAAATTGGATGAACCTGTCATAGATATCTTATATGTTTGTGGGGTTGCAGGATAAGTATGGGATAAATAGTTTGGTGCTAAACTTGTAATAAATTGCACGGGTGTATTGTCCCCCCAATCTATTTTGAATGTGGACCCTTTGAGGAATTTTTTAAATTGTGTATCTGATGTGTTATATAAATAAATAGTGGACGAATTTGCACCCGTAACTGCAGAAAATACGAAGTTTGTTACAACGTCTTTTTGTACTATAGCACCATCAAAGACTGAATAATATCCAACATCAACTGTATTTTGGGTGAACAAAACTGGGATGGTTAAACCTGTCATCAAAGAAGTACCACTTGTTGCACCTGTAACAACTTCAGACATTCTTAAATAAACCTTAGTTTGACCTGTTGTGTAAAAATAATTTTCTGTAAAAGATGTGAAATCACAACAAGCCTCATCTAAAGTATAAGTAACACCAGTACTTGCCGTATATATTACAGTTTGTAAATCACTTAAGATTACTTCAGGAGATATTTTTATGTAGTACTTCTGTTCTTCCATTATGCGGGATTTATATACTCATAAAATTTTATTGGGTTTGTTAGACTTCCTACCCTTACTTGTGTTGGACCCACAGTGTCGAATATTTGATATGTGTAATCGTTATAATCCATTACAACTTTATAATACAAATATTTACTTGAATCAAAACTGTACTTTGTTGAAACTAGTTGTGGTGAAGCCTGACTTCTATTCATTAAGGTTATAAATTGTCCTGTAGAACCGTTAAAGAATTTAGCCCTCATATAGAATGTGTCGATGTTGAAAAACTCTCTGGATTTCAACCAATACAGGAAATAACCTTCTTTTTGATTTACATAATCCAAATTATATATCGGGATACTAACATTAACTAATGGTAAATAAGGAGATATAGAAAACTGAGCATCTTTACTTTGATTAGCTGGTAAAATTATTGAGAAAAATATTCTTTGAGTATTAGTACTCGTTGTATCGTAAAAATCTAATTTGAAAAAAGATTTTAAAAAAGGTTTTGTTGTATAATAAATTTCTTCGTTAGTGAAACCTTGCGACAAATAAGTTATCCCCCAATCAGATTGCACTGAATTATTTATTTCATTTGTCAGTCCTGTATAAAAATAAAATTGATAATTTACAGAAGTATCGAAAGAATTATTGTATATTTTATTTTGGAATCTTGCTAATTCGAAGTCCTTAGGTTTTCCAATGGCTTGTTCTACCACATCCTCTTGGAATTTTTCCAACTCATCTTCTTGACCATAAATGTCCCATTTGATTTCAATTGGAATATCAATTTGTTTGTCTAAACTAGACCTTAGAATCTTATACTTACTCACATTCATCAGTGTCAGGTAATGCAACTATTGATGTCAATGATATTGACGTTGAGCCTTCAGGTATTAATCTGAAAATTAAATTTCTGAATGGGTAATGGGTTCCGTTCAAAAAAGGATAATCTACTCCTATATTTTCAGAATCAATAAATCCGTATGGATAAATATCTCTCCAAATAAAGGATTGTATGGAATTGTCATAAGTCGCCCAATCAGGAATTTCACTGACTTTATCTGGTGTCCCCTCCTCTATGTATGAGGAAAACGCTCTAATTGTTATTGGATGGTGAACTTGATAGTAGTATCCCAAAGGATTTTGTTCTTCCGATTCACCTGTTATGTTGATATTGAAAACGTTTTCATTATAGGTTATTTTGTGATAAATCGGTGAAATAACCCTTTCAGTGTATTCAGAATTATTCCATTCACAAAAATCACCATCAATAACATCACCAACATTCAACGGATTATTATAATAAAAATTTCTTTGTGGATTACCTGGTTTTGTATAAGAAGATGTTTGAATACTTGTATATGAATTTGTATTTAATGACTGTGGATTATTTGTCCACCAATTAGTTGGTTGTCCTTGATAAGTTGGTAAGTTAAATTCCCAACCTTGTTTCAAGGCTTTCGAACCATAAGTTGGTTTTGAAGTCCAACCCAAATATCCAACCCATTGAAAAGAAAAGAATAGTTCACTCAAAGGTCTTTTTTGATTGTCAACTAGATTTTCAGTTGAAACATTGTCTGAAAACGATAAATTATAACTTTGACTCCCTTCTTTCACTGAAACTCTTGCGATATAATTTGGTGTGGTGGCGGATGGTTCGTATTGTTTTATCACTTTAAATGGGTTCAACTCAAAACCTGCATTGGTTAAAACCGCGTCAGAGTTCTTTGTTAATATTTTGTTTCTTCTTACATAATACTCTGATTTTGTAGATTCTACGTTGTTGTCATCTAAAACTCTTTTTGCAGTCCCTTTAGTACCCGATAAAAAGGTTGTACCTGTATATCCGAAATTAGGTATACTAAATATAAAATCATTAGAACCATAAGTACCATCACCTAAATTTGAAATTTGAAATACATTTCTACCATCATATGAAATAGATAATTCGACAAACTCTCCTGCACTTAAACCATGTCTACACACAGACCTAAATGATATTAAACTCTGTCCATTATACGTTGAGTCATAAATTATGAAGGGTATTCCGTTCGCCGAGTTCCAATTCAAAGTTTGTTCGGTCACAGGTTCAACTGCGGACATCGCTCTTTGCACATTATCATAAGGATAACTAATAAAAAAATTCCAATTATATGAAGATGCACTTGTACTTATAAAGTTGATGTGTCCGTTTGTATTTGGTTCTGTATAACCCGCTGTGTCATTATCAGTTCTTGTTAAATCGAATTCATTATAAAGAGGATAACCTGACCAATATACATTAGAAATACCATCACAAGCTTGTCTACTCGCAGCTAAAGCATTCACATAGTATAAATTTTCGTAGAAAGGTCTGTAATTAGATTCGCCTACGTAAGTATTTTTAAATAAGAACGTTATCTTAGCAAGAGGCCTAAAAAGAACTGATTTTTCTCTTTCTTTGTCAAAAACATCTACCAAATCAATTATTTGACTTCTATCGTATTCAGTTAGATTTTTTGAGGTCTGAGATAGAGGAACATTTACATAAGTGTCGACCTCAGGAGCTGATTTATATCTCAAACCCGGTGATAAAATTTTTATGTTGTTTTCCCTTGTCATATTAATAATTATTCACCTTCTATCCATTTAGCAGAGAATCTATCAAAAGCACTTGCACCTTTAACTAGCCCGAAATAGAAATAGTATGGTGCACCCATTAGATATGAATTAGGAAAACCTGGTTCAGCATCAAAATCAAGTTGGTTAGTATACGGGTTATTGAGTCCCAATTCTACATTATATATCCATCCTTTGTGGTATTTAATTTGATTAATACTTGGACCTGGTTGAAATATTTTACTATCTGTATAAGGGGTAAGTCTGTCAAGTAATTGGTATCCATAAGAAAAATCATCCCATTTCCAATCATTTGATTGTTTGCCGAAAATATTACTAATAGCATTTTGTCTTATTTCCCATAAATAAAACGGAACAGTTTGAGTTGATACAGGTATTGTTTGAATGGCACATGGGTCTCCTATGTCCGCATCTTCATTAAAAACCGTTCTATTTGGTGATATGTAATCTCTAGCCTGTGAATCACCATCATAAAAAATTCCAAAAACAACATCGTCCTTGTTTGCATAGTCTGTTCTCAAAAACAAAGATGAACTGTATAAATTATCTTCAGGTGGAGGTTCAGGATAATTCTCAGGGTCGTAAGCCGCGATTCCAAATTGTGAGTTAGTGGCCAACATTTGAGCAAAATCAGCATCAACAAATCTTTTTTTCCTTTCATTAAAGAAACTTAATACACTAGCACCCCTTAATTTAAACACGTTTGTAAACGATGTATTAACCAATCTTGATAGTATAAAAATGTTTAGTAAATCAGATGTATCACCAAAAGTTGTCGAGTCTAATCTGTTCATTATATATCCATCCCAATTTCCGCTCTGAGATAGAAATTTTTGTAATTCATCTCTAGGTCCTAAGTCCATCATGGTTGTCGGATACATATGATTTTTAGTATTACCTTGTGGATTACCTAATACAAAATTACCTTCCCTTCCTAAAAATTGACCTGTCCCATTATTATTACCTTTGTATGGTGCGGACCTATAATAGAAATTGAATGTTTCGGGGTGAAGATAAACAGTTTGGTCACACTGTTTGTTATATGGTTGATTTGGAGGATTGTCATTTGGACCTGTAAAGAATCTACTTGTCTTGAATGGTAACATATATAAAGAACCATTTATCCAGTTATTGACAAATAGATGTGAGAAAACCTCCCTACATGCACCAAAATTGATGTTCATTCTAGTTACCCATTCAGTAATCAATCCATAATCATTCAATAAGTTTTGTGCTTGTAAATAAGGTGGTCTAACTAGTGAATAACAAGAACCTTCCACAAAAAATTGTGTTCTCTTAATTTCTCCGTTTCTTTCGTATGTCGTAAATAAACATGTTGCGGAAGAAGCCAATTGAACGCTGTCAGGAGGGTCAGGCTGATAACACTCTATCGGTACTAATGAACCACATGAGAACGTTGCCAATAATTCACCAATTTTATTTGGTACATCACCTTCTTCAATCGGCTCAGGTTCTTGTACTTGAAAGGTTGGTTGTGGTGGTTGAGTTTCTCCTGAGGTTACTACACCATCAATCGGAACTTCATATAAAGCAAAATTACCATTTGCCATTCCACCCATGCTATTAGTACCAAAATTTTGATACACATCTGAAGTAGGTAATCTGTCACTTCTCATCACAATTCTTTCAGAATTACTCATGGTGAAAGAAGTGTTATTATATTTTTTAGAATAATATACGGATTGTAATCTTATAGCCCTGAAAAGATTTCTTGGGAAGGTTGGTAGACCATCGTCTAAACCAGGTGAACCAACTAACCCCATAAATGGTACACCCTCAACACACTCTGCTTTTTGATAAGAATACTGATATCTTGGTTGGCTATTCTCACCTAGTTCATTTCCATTTATTGAACCTTGAAATATTCCTCCGCATGGATAGGGGGTTGGGTTAGATGCAAAAGTATAATAATTACCACTCGTTATTCTTAAACCTCTACCGTTTCCTCCGGCTCTAGCAACATATGAAGATGCTGCTTGATGTAAACCGTATGATGAAGTTTCTGTTGAACTTAAACTCGAGGTAAAACCATCAAATATATTAACTTCATCACTTAATTCATTTGTATTTATATAGTTGTAAACATTAGCAGAATTAAATGGGGTCCATTGTTGTTGACTAGGTCTAAAATGATATGACTTGTAAAATAACCTTCCTCCTGTATAACTACTATCAACACCAGAATTACTATTTGATATTGAACCATGTCTTGTACATCTATTTGCAAGGTCTGCCGCTTGTTGTTGGGAACTATTATTAGGTAATTCTCCGAAGTCTTTACCATCATTTGGTTGTAATGGTATGTTCAACTTGAAATTACCCTCAATAGTTTCATCCCAGTGATTCAACTTACCAAAAAATCTACCTAAACCTATTTTCATAGGTTGAGAAGTTGAGTGTGGGTCAACACCCCTCATCATAATTGTAATATAAACATTACTTTGGTCTTGATAAGCATCCCAACCATTCCAATAACCCCAATTCCAACAAATTTGGCTAATATTTGCGGGTGGTGTAACACCTAAGTAACCAATTTGAGACCAAGGGGAAAAAACTCTATTTTTGAATGAGAGTTGTTGCATATCAACATCCCAAGCATTGTTATATCTTAACATATACTCACCAACACTTATAGACTCTACAACTTGGAAATATTCTATACCTGTTGGGAATCGTAAAAATTGATTTTGTGTCGAGTCCCCTGAAATTTGATACCTTGTGACAAGTCTTTTACCTGTGATGGGATGTGTGTGACTTACATTAATGAACGTGTTGCCATTATTTAATGAAGTACCCGTTACTGAACTTGTACCAAACTGATTAGAAACGGTACCAGATAAATTAACATCATTATAACTAAATGGATTATCGAAAGTTAAAAGTGAACCCTTTTCATATTGATTTTCTGTTAATAAAACGAATATGTTATCATAGTGATAACCTAATGTATTAGGGTTATTGTTATTATATACTGTAGTATTTAGTAACGGTGTTGGTTCATACTTTTGTGTCGACCCGTTATAAACAAAGTCCCAATTCTGATTAGGTGGGTTAAGTTGTGTGTTGAAAGCGACTTTGATTTGTGTGGTACCACCACCTAAATAATACAGATTGTTTGCGTTTGATATGTTTGTTGACGAATTTAAAACACCTTCATATATTGGTTCTATTTTATTTCTATTTAGACCTGAACCGAAAAATTTTGATTTAGCGTTTTGTAAATTAATTCTTTCGTGCAAAGGGGTTGTCATGGAAAAATAGAAATCCGTTCTTGTTGCTTCTGGGTCAAATGCCTCTTCTTTTGTAAATTGTAAAATCCCTGGAGTTCTAAAAGTGAAACCCCTACTGATGTTTGATGACTGAAATCCTGCAAACATTGGTTGTAAAACTTCTGTAAAATCAGTAGAACCGTTGGTAGCATCAGGAGCATATTGCTCAGCACTAATTAAATCCGCCAATACACTATTATTCCTAAAAGGAGATTGTTGTTGAGTTGGTGGTATCCCTAAAGAAACAGCATCAGCGGATTCACCCTCAGGTTTACAACTGCATAATTCACAGTCAGGAAAAGTATAAAGAGGTAAATTGAATCCTGATAATGTTTTCAGGATTCCCTTCACAGCATTTATAGGACCTGACATAGATGGTACAGGTCTAGGAGCCCTATCTATTTTTTCTAATAAATTTAGAATAATTTCAAAAAATCTACAAAAAACGTGTAGATAAAGTACAATACGTCTAAAAATTATACTGATAAAAATTATCGTGAATGAAAAAAAGACGAATAATAAATCAGGTTTGTATTGCGCGTCATTAGTTGGAAACCTATTACTTGTACTTTCACACTCATCGTCTGTTATATTTTTTATCCCTGAATATCTTCTGTTCAAAAAACCTTTTGTAAATCTTGTAATCAATTGAGATATCGTATAAACTTTGTTATAAGACATATCAAAAAATCTATCCTTACAATCGATAGCTTCTTGTATCATACTTTCTCCGATGGTATTTCCAGTAAGACCGTAGTCGTTCCAATCTAAACTGAAAGCATAAGACGCTTTCAATAATTTGTAATTGGAGGCATTGACTGAATACTCAATAGGGTCATTGTTATCCTGTAACCACCCATATTCTTTAATATTTGGTACTAAAAAATTTGCTCTTCTAATCGGTAACGACAAATCAGGTGATTGGTTCCATTTAACTTTGAATCGGTATTTACCTCTTGTAGGTATTCCTTTTTTTTCGTCGTTAGAAAATACTTGTTCTCCGAACTCATTAGTTATGATGTAATCCAAATTCATAGGCACATCTAATAACCAAGTTCCATTTTCATCTATTACATTACCATTATTTTCTAACTTGAATTGTTCTAATACTGGTCTACCTTCGGAATCTTGTTTGATAGTTTGTCTAATTGCAAGTATCTGACCTGGTCCAGCACCTAATCCACACATATTTCCTGACCTTATAGGTGGTTTACAATTTTTCTTGATTGCACCCCTATCGGAATCTGAAAATATGGAACCCATGAAAATTGCGGTTGGCTTAATCTCTATATTTTTAGTTTGAGTTAGGTCTAAGTCCGCTCTTGTAATTGAAATTTGACACAAATCTTCATCACCCCAAAGAGGATTCACAGTCACTTGTTGTGTGACACTTACTATTTGTGGTAGAGTAAATAAGTTTTCGGATGTTTTGAACGTTACACCATCTACTTGACTATCGGTCGCTAATCCTAATCTTATTAAATCTTGAGGGGATTGTGAAAAAGGACCTATATCAGAAAGGTCAACATTCATAACAAGATTTTGTGACCCTGTTGGTACCCCGAATAACATGAAATCCCCACTATCATTTGTGGTTACGGTAAATTTGTAATATTTATCGAATATTTCTACCGCAGTAGAATTAGTCAAAACATCCTCTAAATCAGGAAATGAACCCGTTGCAGAATGACCAGGATAAGATGGTTTATAAGGTAAAAGATTGTATTTGAAGCCATCTTCATTGATTTCCTCAGGACTTTTATATGGATAAATAGCACTAATAACCGGATTAAATTCGTCCTCAGGGGTAATTGGCACAAAAATAGATAATTTGGCATTAGGAACTCCGAATCCATTGTTGATAGATATTCTTCCGACTACAACTCCATAATCAGCACACGTTCTTGTATATATTTCAGTTTGGGAAAGTTTCAATGAAAGAATTTCTATGAATTCGAAATCCTGATTCAAGTCGAATGTTAATGATTGGTCTTTCCCAAGTTGAGTTCTTAATCTTACTGATTTTGACATCAAATACTTTTTGGATAAATAGTTTATTATCTATTTTCAAAAAATAATTCGATTAATAAAAAAATAAATCCATTAACTGAAGTTGACGGTTTTTAAGTTTTTTACTCTGACTGTAATATCTTTACCAGGAAATCTTACTTGGTAGGTTTGGGTTGGTTCTGCAAATATTGTTTCATCAATCAACTGTATTTGTCTTGTTTGGGTATCTGAATATCTTTGTGATGTTTGTGATGAAGAGTATTGACCTCCTACCAAGTTAAATACGTCAATTTGTGCCACCGTTATAACTCCATTCAATGATTGTATATCCTTTTTGATTTCGGAAACATATACATTTTGACCCATTTCTCTGACAGATGGTGAAAAATAATTTGATATTATATCAACTATTTGTGTTATAGTGGTTCCTTGGTTTTGACTCCCGTCCAAGACAACATAAACATCAAATTTCAAGTCAATGACTTGAGCACTTTCTATTGTAACATAGTCATTAATCATTCTATAATTCGATAAATAATTCGCAATATTTGATTTCAAGGTATTTGATATCACATTAGTCAATTTACCTGTTGAATCGTATGATAAACACTGAACCCTAATCTTATTGTCTTGTTCTGTTATGGCTACTTTTGCGGGTGCCCCAAACTGAGATGGCATACCTCTAATAATTGACTCGTAATCGTTTACTGTCACAGCTCTTTTTTGTGCGGCAAAATTATAAGTTACATAATTTCTCACCTCTTCTACTGAAGGTACATTCGCACCACCAATTGCGGCAGTTGTATTAGTACAATTAAGAGAATTTATAGTCGATGTATTTTGTGTTTGAGAAGGCCCATTTACTGAAAAATTTACAACACCCAATTGATTTATAACACTAACACCTACATTACTGCTTATCCCTCCTCCAACTCTATACTGAACAAATAGAGTAGAATTAGCCTTCAATGTACTACCCAATGCTAAATTATTAGAATATTTTTGTAAATTTAATGGGTTACCTGTTGCAGCAAATTCTCTTAGTTGTTCGTCAGCAGATTGACTGCCGCCTCCGAATATCATCTTGAAGAATCCCTCAGGGGTAAACTCTGTGATAAACTTGTTACTTGTTGTGATGTATTTACCTACCTTAACTCCTGGTTGGTCGGAAGCCTTAGATGGGTCTTCGACAAATACTTTATCTTGTATCAATGCATCAACTTCATACCATTTGTTATTAGTTCCCAAAAATTCTTGGTTTGTTGGTACATTAGCATATTGTGTACCATCCTTTAATAGAACACTTGTTACACCCAAAACATTTTTTTCAGGTAAAAAAAGTTCTAAAAAAGGTACAACGTCATTGGGTAATATAGTCTTTTTGAAAACCTTAGTCACACCATTCACAACCGTGTCTCTTTTAGTGATAGTATAATTAAGTATGTTACCATTTGCATCTAAATTGGGTACTTTTTTTCTGTTAGGAAATCCCTCAGGATTGAATGGTGATGAAAAATCTATATCATATACTGTTTCAAATATTTGTCCTGCACCTTGTACCTGTGAACCTGTTCTCAAAATCCCGCAATATCTTATGTCTTCTTTATCTCCGAAAGCCGGTACTATAATCGAAAAATCAACCAATGCGACCGAAGGTCTCTGACCAGGTACTTTGAGTCCATAAGTTCTTGCAATGTTATATATAGATGACCTTTGTTGTGCATATTGTAAAACTGTTTCTTGTATACTTCTATCAATTTGAAATTGTAGGTTATCTGAAACCGCCGCGTTCAAGTCTAATAGGACTGAAAATACAGATGCGTCGTTAACATTTGATAAAAGGTCAGGATAATAAGTCCTCACAAAATTAATGAGTTCTGTCCTTATTGATTGGAAATCTCTTACCGTATACGATATTTTTTTATTTGCCATATTTTTTATATATTAATTATTATAAAATCACTACTTTCGAAAGCATTAGAAGTGACTACATAATCTATTCTAACCTTAGCAGTATGTTCTTTTGTTGCAATCCCTGGAACTCTAAAAACTCTACTGTCCCCTTCAATTACGGTTCTGTTTCCCGTTTCCTCCTCAGTAGACGCATCGTAAACTTGTAAATTTGTTATTCTAAGATTAGGTATATATTTTTGTACCGAATCTCTTATTTCAGCCTCTATTTGACTAAAAGTTGGACCGTCCAAGGGTTCGAAAATATATTCCAATAATCTAGTTCCAAAATCAGGTAGGAAATATCTAGTACCTTTTCTAGTCAACAACAAATGAATTAAATCAGTTTTCAACTCCTCTGCCGGTGTATTAGATAAATCCAAATATTTACCCTCAGTAGAATTCCTGAATGGGAAATTTATTCCATATGTAACTCCATTAGCCATACCTATAAATATAAGGTGTTAAATTTTGTTTTCTTTAATATCATAATAATAACTATCTCCATCCTCAGAAATCCATCTATCTGAACTTGTTTCAACTGAAGGTAATGAATTATCAACTTTTATGTCTTTCAAATTCAGTGGAAAATCAGTTGTTATCCAATTGGAATCTTTC